GGCTTTTGCCTGGGGCGCTTTTGTCGTTGTGACAAACTAAAACCAGCTTTTTTGTTCTGTTATCAATGTTTTAGGCTCTTCTTTTTCGATCTTCCCGGTGCCATCGCAATGCGGGCATTTCTGTTTAACCGCGGCTTTACGCTTTTTAGGAAGTTCGGAATTCACATCCCATAGGATTACGGTATGGCCTGTAGCCGGGCACTTCGCTAGCTTCCCGGTATCGTAAACCACCCCCATTTGAAGGAGCTCGGAGACGCGCTTAGCGCATTCATTGCGGCCCCTGACGGAGTTGGGCTTTAGGTCACGATAGAATGTCGCTATCTCTCCAGCGGTGAGCGGGCCGTGACGGTAGATGATGTTATACACATCGAGCTGAAAGCCTTTGATCAAGCCTTCCTTATTGATGATGTTGTACGCTAAAACGCTTGTGGGTCTAACCTGGTGCATTTAAAACTCCTCTTTCTTCCACAGACCTTTTTCTAATTTCATAGCTACAAACCGAAACGGGAACTTTGCAGCCGCTACTTTTATTTTTACTTTGGCGTCATCCATCCAGTATCCCTTAACCTCATGAAACTCGATTTCCTGATCCTTATTCACAACCATGAAATCCGGGGTGTAACGGCAGTCTTGGGCGATCTTTAGGGTCATGGATTCAAAGAAATAATCCACAATGTCGCCCGCCCGCTTTCTGAGCTCTAGGATTTGAGAATACTTGGATTCAGTCACATTCATTACGCCTGGCTTATGCCTGGCCTTTGCGTAGTGCTTCATTTCAATCCTCCGAGCTTTTTAAACGCTTCTCTGACTTGGAGCGGAACCACTGAATTACCAAGACATCTAATTCGGTGTGCCCTATTCTGTACCCCATCAGCCACTCGACCCACTGCGGGTTCAGTTGCCCACCAGCTATTGTCGCAAGCGTAACCGAATTCCTGCTCATTTCTGACGGACTTTTTCCGGTGTCTTTCCAATCCCTCGCGCATGGTGTCGGCCACATTTTTACTGCGGTCGCTAATCCAATCATGTTCCCCTTGTTCTGATAATTTCCGCATACCGTTGGCGTAGGCCAATAAAAACCACCTTTCGCGTTTATGGGGGGCTCCAACGCTCGCGGCTGAGATAGTTGTCCATCTACAATCATACCCCATTTCAGCGAAGGCCAATCCCACCTGGTCGAGTCCTCGAACAGTGATTGCTGGCACATTTTCCAAGAATACGAATCGGGGTCGAAGCTCGCGAGTAAGGCGGCATATTTCATAGAAGAGACCTGACTGCTTTCCTTCCAAGCCAGCTCCACGACCTGCAACGCTGATGTCCTGACAGGGGAACCCTCCGCTGATGATGTTGATTCTTGGCAGCATCTCGCCGCGAAGTGTAGTGATATCGTCCCAGATCGGAGCTCGATCAATGTCACCTGATCGCATTCGGGACAGTAATACGCCCTGAGCGTATTGGTCACGCTCACAATATGCGACGGTTCTAACCCATGGTTCAAGGGCCATTGAGATTCCTCCGATTCCGCTAAACAAATCCAAGCCATTTAAAATGGAGCCTCCTCAGGAAGGTCATCCGCGCTGAATTCTGGTTTCTTAGGTTCAGGAATTGGGCGCTTATCTTCCGGCATTTCATAGTCCGGGTGATAATGCGCTTTTAGTTTCGAGTTCCACTTAGGGACTGAATTCCCAAGGTTGTTACCCGCCTCACAGTTACATTTTGATGCGTAAAGCGATCCATTCTTTTTGCTAGTCGATACAACCCAGCCGCTGCCCTTGCATTGATGACACATATTATTCCCCTAAAATGGCTGCGAGGGAGGGACTCGAACCCCCGACCAACTGGTTAACAGCCAGCTGCTCTACCAACTGAGCTACCTCGCAAGATATAGGGGCCGGGAAGGAGTGAAACAGACAACAACCCGACCCCCTAGACTAGACACGGAACCAACCTACCTAGTCACGCCTTTTTTAATTTTAATAAACGCATCGGCCATATGACAGAACTGCGCCGCTTGCTGGTTCATTTCCTTGTTCTCTTTAGCCGCTGACTCTTGCAGGTACAGGCTAAATGATACCACTTTATCAAGCCCCATCTCTTCGAGCGTCATGCCCTTATAAGTCTTTCCAAAAGGTACCCTATAGTTGGAGACAGATTGGTCACTGGAAGGGCTAGGATTGGCATTGTGTGCGTCTAATAGCTTATCAGGGAATCCCTCCCAGTCGGTTGAACCCGTAGAATTCACAGGCTCAACTGACTGAGTGGACTTGGCCGCCGTGGGAGACGATCCGGCCGAGTATTTGGGATTGATGGGACTGTCTACGATTCGGGCGCCTTCGTCAAGCTCGTCCGCGGTGAACTGAGTGCCGTAACCGCAAAGGGCTAATGCTCTCCCGATTGATCCGGTTTCGGCCTTTTCCATAAAGTCGGGAAAGTGTGAGGCGTCCTCGCGCTTGTGCGCGGTCGCCATGGGAATGCCGGTTTCGTTACGGATCACGGCGCGGGCTATCGCGAACTTGTCCTCAAGCTTTAAAAACTCAGTCTCAATCGACCAGGTCTGGCGCTCCTCGCGGAACCAGACTAGACGCTGAGCAACTTGAAGGTAATCCTTGCCTTTCAGTGACAGGATTTGAAGTTCTGTACCTTTTGGAGTTTTGAATGATTTCACAGGTCACCATACTCTTTCTGCATCCATGATCCTACCCAATCCATTTCCCACTGAATGCGCTCCTCAGTTTCCATAAAGCTCATGGCTTTCTTGGCAATGCTCTCGCGGACGGTTTCCCCGGCCAATCGCTTGGCCAAGTACTCGCGTTCCATCTTCTCAATAGCTAAGTCGATGGCTTTCTCTTTCACTTGCCACCTCCAACGAGGACAACTTTGGCGGCGTTAGAGATTGCAATCTGAGCGCGGGTAAGTTCGGTTCTCAGTTTGTCTGACTCTGGGTAAGTAAGGCTAATGCTTGAATTTGAGTTACCGAACTCATCGAGTTGGGTGATTACGATTTTTGTATCTACAATTTTAATTTCGATCATTTTTGGTTCCGTTTCTACCGGTATCTGCCGGTGAAAGAGAAGGTATCGTCAAAATATTTACTTTTCAACAATTATTTTTACCCTAAGCTCATTTTTTTCTTTGAATTAAATTCCATGATTAAAGCCAGGCGCTCAGCGCGCTCCTCTTCAGTCATTGTTTCCCCCACTCCCCCTTCTATACCTTTACCTATACCTATACCTTTACTTAGTACTGTCCCCCCACTGTCATGGACAGTGGAGGACAGTCCCCCTTGATTTATGATTAGATTGTTTTGAATTATTGAAAAACCGAAAGATTCTAATGTCTTACGAGCGGATTGTTTGGCAGCCCAAGTATCTTTGGTAGTTCCATACTGAAACTTAAAAAATGGAATGATAATTACCAAATCGTCAATAAAAACAATTTTATCTTTAAACCATTCAGATAGCTTTTCTTCGTTTATAGAAAAACCTAATTGAAATGTTGCTAGGTCATAATCGGACTTCCAGACCCCCGCATGGTCGCATTCATCGCATATATAAATCCAAGTCAGCTTGGCCTCCATGCTCAAGGCTCGAAATGATGGTGTGCGCCATTTTCCAGTGTCGGTGAATCGTTTAGGTGATGCCATTTTGTGTCTCCCGGTGCAAATCAGTGTTGATGATGTAGGGAGACGCTGCTAGCATTTGGCTAGGCGGAAATCTCCCGGTTTTCGCTTCAAACTTTGGAGACTGCGAATCTCGCAAAGTTAATAACCCCGGCCCATCCGGGGTTTTTCTTTTTCAACACCAAAAATAAATCATTGCAATTAAAAAATGGTGGCCCTATTCTTTTTTAAAAGGAGAATTACATGGAAGACACAATTGAGTCTCTTACTAAACAATACGCTGAAATCTGCACCCAAATCGGGGATGTCCAATTCAAAATCAAAAACCTTTCTCGGTTCATTGAGGATGCTAACGCTAAGTTGCTAGAGCTCGATCAGAAAGCCGCTAAAATTAAAGCTGCTGAATCTGAAGCTCAGGCGCAATCCGGTGCCTGAAATCAATCTAACACCAGAAGAAGCTGAAATGATCTTTAACGACCTCAAAATCAAATATGAGGCCGATTTCAATCGCATCATGAACATGATTTCAAGCGACATCAGGAACAACGGATGTGTTTCTTACGAAACCATTCTTGCTCAGAAAGCGTTTGAAAGAAAAGTTTTAGCCGAAAAGGACAACTATGAAAAAGATTACAGTAAATGATCCCCTCCTCCCGGTGGGGGATATTGTCGATCAAATGCTTGAAAAGCGTCCCCTACCCATGGGTCTTGCTGAGTTCGACATCTGGGCTGACCGCATCATTAGCGGGGCGCTCTTAAAGGCCGACATCATCTCCCAGAAACACGCGCTAGCGAACATGATTGTACATGAGTGTGGAACTACCGAATCCCATAAGGAAGACGGCTATTTCATCCACAGGCTACGCAAAAACGCCGCGAACCTTATCGCTATAGCCAAGATCGACGAATATCAAAAACTTGCAGCCGAAAAGGCAAAGCAAAATGAGCAGGTAGATTTAGACAAACTCTAATGCAAATGAGTATCTGGAAATCAAAGAAGCTTTCTGATCTTAAAAAAGAATGGGAACAGAAGTTACAAGATTCCGGATTCATCGACATTGAAAAGGAAGTCCGGGGAGAACGCGTCCTAAAACAGTTCTCAGCTAACGCTTTCCGCACCACAGACACTCTGACCATTAGCTCAAAACAAGAATTCTTTGGGCTAGTCGGTCGGAGGGTGGCGGGAGATAAGCAAATGAGCGTTAAAGAGCGCGAAATCATGACCCAATACTCCCAAGGCATTCAACAGCGTCAAATCATCGAACACTTGCAGAAACTAGGTATCAAATGCAGCAGGATCACAATCACGAGGACAGTGAATCGCTACCTGACCAGGTGGCAAATCCCAACCAACAAGAAACGCCGGACCATGTAACTACCTTTAAAGTTCTAACCTTTAAAGCCCATGTTCCTAAAAGCTATGAGTCACTGATCTTCTCGACCTGGCTCAATTCACTGCGCTACGGCAATGAGTATTTTAAACTCATCGAGGCTGAACCTTATTTTAAAGCCTATAGCGCCTATATTACTCAAATCCTATCCCGCCCCAACACCAGGGTCAGGATCGCAGTCCTTACCGATGAGCCTGATACAGCCCTCGGCTGGGCCATAGATGAGGGGGAAGTGCTGCATTACATATTCGTTAAAAAGGACTTGAGACGAAACGGGATTGGTAACGCGCTGCTTTCTAAAAACATTAAAACCTTCTCGCATCTCACTACCCAGGGACTAAAGCTTTGGAATCTAAAAGACCCGAAACTCAAATTCAACCCATTCGCATAAAGGAAGAAACCTATGAAAATTGAACTACGATACGCAGAATTTCACTCCCCAGTCTTTAGCTCAGGCAAGAACTTTGGAATGAAGCTCGATTGTAAAAAAGCAGGGGTTAGGCTCTGGCTCGATACCGAAACCCGCATGGTGTCCATGCTGTACAACAACAACCTTGATTGGTTTGAAACCTGGCACTCAGCTCAGCCCCTCGATCAAAGCAAATATATATCTGAACTTACCGGGCAACCAGAAACCCAAGCACCTACCGAACCACGAAAACCAGGCCGCCCGCGGGTTAGAGACATTCAGGGGGAATGATGCAAACCGACATTCAATGGCTTTTAAACCTGCTCCTTAACTACGAACTAAGCCCTGAAGTGAAAAAGCTTTGTCTTGAGCGCATTGGTGAAGTTGAAGCGAAACTCAACGCACAACCCCAACAGCAAGGAAAGGCGACTCTTGTTCATCATGTGGTCAATCCCGTGGCCCCTGTAGCGAACGCTATGGCCCCTGTAAACGCGATTCCTACCGTACATAGCGCCTTAGCTAACCTTGGCGAGATCAGCACAGGACAGAACACTAGGGGCCCTAATAAGCTAAGAGGTAGGCTATGAACATTTACTGTAAGTACGACGATTTAGTAAGCCCTATAGCTCTAAAAGAACACCCAAAAAATCGGAACAAACACTCAAAAGAACAGATCGATCGGCTTGCAAAGCTTTATGATTATCACGGAATCAGGCACCCGATCATCGTGAGCAAGTTATCGGGCTATATCGTCGCAGGGCACGGGCGCAGAGAAGCGGCGATCAAGGCCAAGGTGAAAGAGATGCCCGTCGTGTATCAGGATTTCGATAGCGAGGAGGCCGAGTATGCTTTTATTCAGGCTGATAACGCTATCGCACTATGGGCAGAGCTTGATCTCTCCGGGATCAATGCCGACATTGCTGATCTTGGGCCGGATTTCGATATCGACCTTCTCGGGATCAAGAACTTTGAGATCGATGTAGCAGATAAAGACTTCGAGGCTGACGAAGACGAAGCTCCAGAAGCAAGGCCAGAGCCTAAAGTCGTGCAGGGTGAGGTTTACATCCTCGGGAATCATCGGCTGATGTGCGGGGATTCTACTGCGATCACGGATGTCGAACGGCTGATGAACGGCGAGAAGGCCGATATGGTTTTCACTGATCCTCCGTATGGAGTTTCTTATCAATCAAACATGAGAACCAAGTCCGAAAAATTCGATGTCATTAAGAACGACGAAGTTTTTATTTCTGAGTGGGTAAATGTTCTGCCGGTTGTGAGCGAAGGGTGGATATTTGTTTGGACCTCATGGAAGGTACTCGCGAAATGGATTGAGATAACATCTCCAATCGGTGAAATGTCTAATATGATTATTTGGGATAAAGGCGGTGGAGGCATTGGCGACCTAACAGGTACTTTCGCAAGTGATTATGAAATAGCTTTAGTATTTAACCGTGGAGCTAAAATTACAGGTAAACGACTTGGAAGCGTTTGGGCTGTGGGAAAAGATAAAGCCATTGAGTACGTTCATCCAACACAAAAGCCAGTAGAACTTGGACAAATTGCGCTGGAGAACTGCACAAATATAAAAAACATTGTTTTAGACCTTTTTGGAGGTTCGGGCTCAACACTTATTGCTTGCGAAAAGACCGATAGAAAATGCTTCATGATGGAACTCGATCCGATCTACTGCGCCGTAATCCTAGATCGATGGCAGAAATTCACTGGAAAAAAGGCGCATCGTGAAGACGGCAAGCCGTGGGATGAGATCAAGGGGAAATAATGGGAAGACCGAAGAAGCCTATCGACCCGAAGATGGTTCAAGACCTAGCCTCCATTGGATGCAAAACCACCGAAATTGCTACCATGCTTGAGGTGTCAGTTCACACATTAGACAGGCGTTTTGCTCAGGAAATGGCAAAAGGTCGAGAAAACCTCAAAATGAGTTTAAGGAGATGGCAACTAGAGGCGGCCAAAAAAGGCAATGTTACTATGCTGATATGGTTAGGAAAACAAATGCTAGGCCAGCAAGACAGCACCCGAATTGACCTTGCAAGATTACCTGACGAAATTATTGCTGAAGAGGCCAAGAAACGGTTGGATCAATTAGAAGATGGATCAAACGAGTAGAAACATTTTTCTACGCTTTGTGGATAAAACGATCAAAAAAGCATTTAATGTTAACAGCCTTTTTGACCCCGACTTCCACCATCAAAACGAATTCATAAACGACCCAGCACGGTTAAAAGCCCTATTCTGTACCCGGCGGGCGGCTAAGTCTTACACGGCCGGCCTATACATGATTAAAGAGGCGCTTGAAAACCCAGGCGTCAATTGCCTATTTATCGGGCTCACCAGGCTAAGCGCTGAGGGTATTGTCTGGAAGGACATCCTAAAAGTAATCAATGCAAAGCATAATCTCGGAATGCAGTTTAATAACTCTAAGCTTACCGCTACCTTTCCCAATGGTTCAGTCATCTGGCTTGCAGGTGTCGATACCCATGAAGATGAAATGCGGAAGCTCTTAGGTAAGAAATATAAGCTAGTCTGCCTCGATGAGGCGTCCTTATATACAATTAACCTGCATTTATTGATTTACGGTATCTTAAAGCCGGCAGTTGCCGATAACCGGGGAACCATTTGCATGATGGGTACCTCATCTAACATCACGAGAGGATTATTTTATGACATTACAACGGGCGTTGAGCAGGGTTGGAACCTACACACTTGGAGCGCTTTTGATAACCCTCATATGGCTAAGCAGTGGGGTGAGGAAATTCAGGAGATTAAAGAGAAACGCCCTCTCTTCCAAAGCACTACCCTTTATAAACAGTGGTATCTAAATGAATGGGTAGTTGACCAAAACGCGCTAGTCTATAAGTTCGAGTTAGCCCGTAACCTGTACACCAAGCGCCCTCAAGCCCTGCACCCGGAAGGCTGGACCTTTATTTTGGGAGTTGACCTTGGCTATGAGGATGATTCGGCCTTTGTGGTAGCTACCTGGCACGAGAACGAGCGAACCCTATACATTGTAGCCACCCACAATCAGAAGCACATGGACATCACCGATGTTGCTAACAAGATTAAGGAGCTACAAAAGACCTATGGGGTTGCTAAAATCATCATAGACGGGGCAAACAAACAGGCCGTTGAGGAAATCCAGCATAGGCATCAAGTCCCTCTTGAGCCCGCGGACAAGACCGGGAAGGCCGATTTCATCGAAATCCTAAACGCCGAACTCATCCAAGGCCGCGTTAAAATCCATGAGGGATGCAAAAACCTAATAGACGAACTGCAAACCCTTATCTGGGAGACGGATGGGGAGAAGATTAAGCTTCCTAAGCGTGAACATTCAGCGCTTCCCAATCACCTTTGTGACGCTTTCCTTTATGCCTGGCGCTTTAGTTATCAATACTTGAGCGAACCTGCTGACAAAAAGGTTGTGGTGGGGTCTAAGGCTTGGCATGACCAAATAAATGAAAACCTGTTTGAGAAGGCTTTGGAGCATTTTGAGAACGAAAAATCAAAAGATTGGAGTCAATTTTGATTAAAATGAAACATTTTCGACCATTTTGGAGAATCTAACTATGGCACTGCCTTACATTTCAAATAAAGAGGGGTCTGTTTCCGTGGCCCCAGAAACTAAAACTCGCAAGTCCGACAAAGTCCGTCTCGATCCGGTTGAACTTGCTTGTGAAGAATTAATGCAAGCGATTGAAAAGAAGAACACTAAACTCATGGCAGCTTGCTTAAAATCCATTTTTGCAATCTGCGACTATAAACCCCATGTAGAGGGGCCACACATTAAGAAGGGGAAATAAGCAATGCCACTAGAAAAAGGAAAGTCTAAAGCCGCATTTGAGCATAATGTTAAGGCCGAAATGCACTCAGGAAAGCCTATGAAACAATCTTTGGCGATTGCCTATGCAATGAAGCGCAAGAAAGCCAAGGGAGGAATGATTGAGCATGAAGAAAAGGCTTCCGGATATGAAAAGATGCCTATGGCCCAGAAGTACGCTAAAGGCGGCATGATCCATGATGAGGAACTATCCTCGGGATATCTTGGAATGCCTAAAGAACATGAAAAGCGTAACTCTCCAGCCGAACATGAGGATGAAAAAGACATCAATGAACACCTTGGACACTCAAAGGATGATCCTGAGTCCGCTCCTCATATGGCTCATGGTGGTGATATTGTTTCCCGTATTATGGAAGCGCGGCACCCCAAGCCTAAAAAGATGGCTGAAGGCGGCTTGGCTGCGGATGAGGGCGAGGCCGATTATCACGAGCTTGCAGACCATGATCCTAATGATTTCGATTATCTTAGCGTTAGCGACCTGGATGATCATACTGAAAATAGCGGTGCTTCTGATGGTGATGAGCTAGGCGACGCACAGGAAGACCACGATCGCGAAGATATTATCAAGCGCATTATGAAACAGCGCTCAATGAAACAACACAACCCAAAACCCGCATGATTGAGAACTTAAAGGATTTACAGGCGCTCCTGAAGCTTCTTCGAAAGCAGGGAGTTACTGAAATGCAGTTTGGCAATTTGAGCTTGAAGCTAGGGGATTTGCCCAAGGATGACTATAGAACTGAGTCTAGCGATAGCGCTATTCCTGATCCTCTTCTTGGATTCCAACAAGGAGAGTTAACAGACGAGCAACTTATGTTCTATTCGGCTAACCCTGAAGGAAACTAAATGAAGATCAAAAAGGGTAAGGCAGTCGATAAAATCACCATGAAAACCAAGGACGCGGTAAAATCCTATGGTCAGCTTGCCGAATGGTGGAAGGCTAAGGATGAGGAAAAGCTATCTCTAGAGCTTTGCAGCACTGCCGCCTATCTGAAAAAAGAACAAACCTACAGAATGCGGCAGCTAGCCGTAGATGTTCGTTTGTATTCTGGTCTAGCGGTTTATAGCTATGCGGGGGCCAATGTCTCCAAAATGGATCAGACAAAGACGCTGCCCGATGATCGTCCTACCTTCAACCTCATCCAATCCTGTACCGATACGCTGGTGTCTAGGCTCTCTCAAAGTAGGCCAAGCCCGGTGTTTCTGACCGATAACGCGGATTATCGTACCAGGCACCTAGCTCAGCAAATGAACCAATTTATTTTGGGTGAGTTTTATCAGGTTAAAGCTTATGAGAAGGCTACCAAGATGCTGCGGGACTGCATTGTGATGGGTACCGGGGCGCTCAAGGTGTATGAAGGCGACAATAACAAAGTAGAGATTGATCGGGTAATGGTCACGGACCTTTTCGTTGATCATAACGACGCAATCAATGGTCAGCCTCAACAGCTTTATCAATTAAAGCTCATGGATCGGGATAAGCTTCTAGCCCGGAACCCTAAAGAAGAAGAAATTATCAAAAACACCCCGAACTCCGTCCCTGATAACGCCCCAGATTCGAGCCGGACGGTAGCGGATCAGGTTATGGTTGTTGAGGGCTGGAAACTGCCTTCTGCTCCTGGTGCTAAGGATGGGCGGCACACCATCGCAACCATTAACGGCGTAATATTTGATGAACCATGGGAAAAAGAAAAGTTCCCGTTCGTGTTCATGAACTATTCTGATCCGTTCTTAGGGTTTTTCGGTCAGGGATTGGCTACTCAGCTATTTGGTACTCAATTAACCCTTAACCGCATCCTCTACACGATTGCTAGAGCTATTACCCTGGTCGGAGTGCCTCGAATCTTTCAAGAACAGTCCTCAAAGGTCATGAAGGCGGCCCACAATAACGAGATCGGGGTCATTATTACCTATTCAGGCACCAAGCCTTCCTATGAAGTCGCCCCATGTAACGCTCCCGAGCTCTATGCTGAACGCGATAAGCTTATCAGCTACGGCTATCAACAGTGTGGTGTGAGCTCAATGGTGGCGGCCTCCCAGAAGCCTCAGGGGCTTAACTCCGGGGAAGCAATCAGGAGATTCGATGACCTATCAACTGACCGATTTGCTGAACTGTCTCGGAAGTATGATAACGCTTTTATTGATCTGGCTTATCTCATTACTGATAAGGCGATTGATATAGCGAAACGGGAAGGTAAGTATCAGACCGTCTATCCTAATAAGGATGGCACCAAAGAAATCAATCTTCCTAAAATGTCCTTCCTTCAGGACCCGTTTGTTATTCAGTGTTTCAATCAATCGAGCCTTCCCCGCGACCCAGCGGGTCGGGTTGCCAAGGTCACCGAAATGGTTCAAGCCGGCATGATTAGCCTTAAAGAAGGCCGTAGGCTCATGAACTATCCAGACCTCGAACAAAACGAGAAGCTTTCTAATGCTTCAGAGGAGCGAATCTTTAAAATCCTTGATGAGATTGTCGAGGAAGGCAAATGGACGCCGCCTGATGTTTTCATGGATTTGACCCTCGCCACAGAATTGACGGTCCAATACTACAATCTGTATGTAGCGGCTAATCTTGAAGAACATAAAGCGCAGCTGCTTAGGAACTTCTTTAGTCAAATACAAGCTTTGCAACAGGCCGCCATGCCGCCACAACCGGCACCAGGTCCAGCCCCTCAAGCCAATGCAGCGCCTCTGCCAACTTCTCCGCTGGTGCCTAACGCGGTAGGGGTACCTCAATCCGCATGATTAAAGACTTCGACTATTGGAAAGCTTCAGAAGAAGTTTACAAAAAGCCTGACTATTCTGAGTTTAAAGTAACTCCTGTTTTCAATATCGAGCTTGAGCGCTCAAAGCTTAGAATGATTGATGAGCTACGAGACAAACGCGAAACCGAACGCCTGGCACGGATTAAAGCCTTTGAGGAAGAACAACGAATTGAGCTAGATCAAGGGAAGATTAGGGGCGTTAATAAGCTTGATCCTATTTTGGCTAAGGCTAGACGGTTAGAGTTTTTTAAATCACTCGGAGGGACAGAAAGACCCATTGAGAGTTATTATAAAGAAGAGACAAAACAAACGCTTTTGCAGAAAATTAAACAATTCCTAAAGAAATCATGGGAATCAGCTAACTTTTAAGGAGATACAATGAAAATTACACCTATTGCCACATCTACAGGCGCCCCCGTCGGATCAGCCCCAGCCCCAGGAGCCGCAGCCCCAGCAGACAGAGTAGCTAGGGCCACAGCCATAGCCAATGGTCAAACCCCAGCCCCTAAAGGCCAAGAAACACCTAAAGCCCAGGCTCCCGCACCCGATATGCGGTCCATTAAGATGAAAACTAACGCCACAACCTTTCGGGATGTCCCCCCGCAAGCCCCGGTGCCCGTGGCTGAAAGTAACATTTCCGACAATAGTGAACAGGCTAGCTCGGCTCCTGAAGAAATCAAGCCGATTAGCCCTCAGATTGCTGCGATTGCTCGAAAGCAACGCGCCCTTGCAGAAAAGGAAAGGGAGATTCAGGCCAGAGAACAGGCGCTAAGTCAGGATCAGAATACTAAAACTGATTCAGATTTCAGAAGCCGGCTCAAATCTGATCCGCTGAGCGTACTCCAGGAAGAGGGTGTTACTTACGACCAACTTACGGAGTCCATTCTATCTCAACAGAATGAGCAAACCCCTGCAATGCTCAAGCTACAGGCAGAACTAGAGGCACTCAAGCAAAGCCTCGAAAATCAAACAAAACAACAAGCCGAACGCGATGAAGTTGCAAGGCAGCAAGTCATTTTTGAAATCAAAAAAGAAGCTGAAAGTTTAATTGCTCAAAATGATGATTTTGAATTGGTTCGTGAAATGGGAAAAGTCCCAGAAGTTCTGCGACTAATTGAAGAGAATTTCAAGGTTACGGGAGAAGTCCTGGAAACCGATGAAGCTCTAAGGTTAGTTGAGGAAGAGCTCCTAAAGGATTCCCTAGCATTCACAAAATACAAAAAAGTACAGAGTAGGCTAGTCCCTACCGAGCCGCAGCGACAACCTCAACAATTACAAAATAATCAGGTTCGGACTATGCGGACTATTACTTCGCGTGATGGCGCTACTCGACCATCTTCTCCTCGGGAAAGGGCACTAGCTGCTTTTTACGGGAGGAAATAGAAAGGGATTAGATCATGTCTATCTCTCCAGTATATGCAAATAGTAGCAACCAGATTGCTGCTCTAAAGGAACTTTATGTAGACGATAAAGACTACATGAAGAATATCGTGTACGCAAAAAACCCATGGCTTGCCATGATTCCAAAAAACGAATCCCCAGACGGATTTGCCGGTAAATATATTCCGGTTCCTTTGGAATACGGGAACCCTCAAGGTCGGGCGCACACTTTTGCGAACGCCCAAAACCAGCAAACTGCTTCTTCTGTAATCTCTTACTTCGTGTACGCGGTTCAGGATTATCAGCTTGTTACCATCACCAACCTCCTCATGGAGCAAACCAAGTCAAACGCTGGCGCTTTCGTTGATGAAGCTTCCCGCACCCTTGATAACGGTTTTCGCAACCTGAGTAACAACATGGCTTTCGAGCTTTTCGCTGGCGGTACCTCTTCACGCGGTAACATCGCAAGCTCCCCAGCTCCAAGCCTTGTTGGATCAACCCTGTCATTCTCCCTGGCTAACTCTCAAACCGTTGTTCAGTTTGAAGTTGGAATGACCCTTCAGAATTCTCTGACTGACGGTGGCGCTGCTTTGACTTACTCTGGCGCTATTGATGCAGTTCAAGTGACTTCTGTTAACCGCGGAAGTGGCGCGATCACTGCTACTGTAGTTCAAGGTAACGGATCAACTTTTGCAGCCGGTAACTTCCTGCAGGTTCTTGGGGATGTTGGCTCCGCTGGTGCTTCCACCATCGCTGGCTTGCTTGGTTTGTCCGGGCTTGCTGCATGGGTACCAGCTTCTGACCCTTCTTCCTCTGATAACTTCTGGGGAGTAAACAGGTCAGCAGACCCTACCCGTCTTGCAGGACTTCGCTATTCAGCAACTAACCTGACAATCTCTGAAGGATTGACCCAGGCGCTTGCTTACGGAAACCGCGAAGGCGCGTCTTTCGATCTTATCATCATTGATTTTGCGTCCTATGCGACCCTGATCAATGAACTTGGAGCGAAAGTTCAATATGTCATGCTTGAGCATGATGAAGTTGAAGTGGCTTTTGAAGCTATTCACTTCCATTCTGCTTATGGCAAAATCCCAGTCGTTGCTGACCGTTCTTGCCAGCCCCAGACTGCTTGGTGCTTGACCACTGACACCTGGAAGCTCCGTACCCTCGGAAAAGCTCCTCACATCCTTACATACGGTATGGAAGGTTTGGAAGGCTTGCGGGTCGGAAACGCCGATGCGCTTGAAATTCGGATTGCTTACTACGGTAATGTGATCTGTTCAGCGCCTGGCTATAATATGCAAGTCGCTCTTTCTGCCTAATTAGTTTGAATTTAGCCCCTCAGGTTCTGCCTGGGGGGCTTTTTTGTTACATTCCCGACCTAGTTGAGGCATTTAAAATGCGTACTGCGGGGCTAGGTGGGTCGAGGCCGCTCCGAGAGAAATTCTCGACTATAAAGGAATGAACTATGTCAGTACCTCGCGGGTTTGGTATTAACGGCCAACATTATTACACCAACATTGCAAAACCGATCGATGTTAACCTCAATTTTATCGTCGATTCCACTAACGGCAACGGGCTTGGAATTCGGTCCCTGAAATCTAACGGATATGTTTCTAATGTTTTCATGAACACTTCTGCACCCCTTGCTGGATCAGGAAACCCTAATCCTCAAGCTGGTTTCGCAGTGGTTCAGTTCGCTAACAACTTCAACAAATATATCGGCGGTTTTGTGGGCGTTATTGCTCCAGCTACCAGCACCGGCACAACCAGCCTGACTAAAGGGAATGTGTATCAAATCACCTCCCTCGGAAATACTACCGCTGCAAATTGGGTAGTTGCTGGTTTCCCTGTAGGGTTTACTCCAGCGGTTGGAGCTTCTTTTGTAGCTGCAATCAATGGTTCAATTACTGGAACTGGAACCGTGGGTATTCCTGGCGCAAGTCAGATTGACTCATATTCAGTAGTTGGTGATTCAAACCTGGTGCTGAACAATTCAAACATTGCTCAATACAATGGCGCTCAAATGATTGTTCAGTTTCTGTCCTCAACTAGCTCAAGCAACACTGTTTTGATTCCTACTGCTCCAAGCAACAACTCAGTTGTAAGCATGACTTTCCGCTTTGATGGATCAAGCGTTACTGTAGACGGTCTGTAAAGAAAGATCGTAATAGGTTGGGGTCACGGGCTATTAACGCCGTGGCCCCTTAAATTGTGAGGATACATGGCAATTCCTTCAGCGCCTCAAAACTTATTAGCGCAACAAGCCGACGGAAACATTCTACTGACTTGGAATGGGGTTCTAAACGCGACCTCTTATCAAATTCAAAGTAGTACCGATGGCGTTAACTTTACTAATCTAGCCACCTCGACCATTAACTCCTATTTGATTAGTTATCCTGGGGTCGGAATTCAATTTTATTATCAAGTGGCTGCGGTCAATGGATCGGGCACTAGCGTTTATTCTACCATTGTTTCTATGGTAGCCGCCCCACCTTCCGAAATGTCGCTTGGAGAGCTTAGACTCCGCGCTCAACAAACGGCTGACCGGGTTAATTCTAATTTTGTAACAGCTTCAGAATGGAATGCCTTTATCAGGCTAGCCATGTATGAGCTCTACGACATTCTAATTACGACATATGAGGACTATGGGATTGCGGCGCCTGTTTACATTCCTACGAACGGAAGCCAGTTTCAATATGACCTTCCTAACGGGGTTAGCAATTATTTGGGCGGTACTTATGGGGGCAGTTCTGGGACTCCTGCTTCAGCTTTTTATAAGCTTTCGGGTATGGATTTGCAGGTTAACTCTTCGACGGTAACGCCATCCTGGGTGACTCTTAACCGCTATGACTGGATTGATCGAAATCAATTCATCTATCCTAACTCCACATCTACGATTTACGGCGTTTACAATATGCGTTATCGGGTCATGGGAAATAAAATCAACATGATCCCGGTTCCTGCGGGCAATCAAACTATTAGAATGTGGTACGCTCCTCGCCTTCCTGCTTTGCTCCAAGACGCTGACCTAACAACTCTCGGGGTTTCGGGCTGGCTTAGGTATCCGATCGTAAGAGCGGCCAAATATGCGCTCGATAAGGAAGAAGGCTCAGACACCTCAAAGCTTGATGCTGAAATCCTGTTTTTGAAGACTAGAATTGAACAATCTGCATCCAACCGCGATCAAGGCCAACCCGATACGATTTCTAACACTCGTAAAGACTCGGTTTATGGTGGTGGATCGGGTAGCGGCATGAGCGGTTCAAACGGGGGCTGGTGATGGCGCTTTTATCGACCCAACTTCCATATGAACAAATGCTCACGAAGTGGTCGAGTACGCTTAATCCCATGCTTGCCAACCCTTTAAACGGGGTTTCTATTCTTTTAAACATAAAGCTTGTAAACGGGGTTAATGTTGTTAACCATCTGTTAGGCAAGGTTCAACAGGGCTGGTTTTTGGTAGATATTCAAGGGCCGGCTACGATTTACAGAAGTGCTGCATTTAATGATAAAACGCTAACCCTGACTAGCTCAGCGGCGGTCACGGTATCAATAGGGGTTTACTAATGGCTACGACCACAACGCCTAACATGACTTTGACTCTCCCAGGGGTCGGAACTGAATACGGACCAGCATGGGCTACTGAAATCAATCAGGACTTGAGCATTCTTGATGGTCACAACCATTCTCCCGGATCAGGCGTCCAAATCAATCCCACCGGGCTTAATATCAATATCGACCTTCCTTTTAATGCCAACAATGCGACTAACTTGCGGTCGGTTAGATATGTGGCGCAATCAAGCGTTTTGTCGGGTGGGTCTGATCTAAACTGCTCTTATTCTGTAGGCTCAAACGGAGAGCTTTATTGGAATGATGCCGTAGGGCATAAGGTTCAAATCACAAATAACGGGAATGTGAATTCTGGAGCAGGGTCTATTTCTGGATTGCCTTCCGGTACGGCTTCAGTTTCATTCAATTCAGTTTCTTCAACTTATGTGTTTCAATCTGCTACCGGGGTTGCGGGTAGCATTGACGGTAGAAACATCATTTTAAGAAATAGTAGTTCTGGGTCATATGGAATTACGCTTTCAGCGCCTACGCTTGCAAGCAATTACACGGTTACTCTTCCAGCCTTACCAGGCGCTCAATCCTTTGTAGCTATTGATTCATCAGGTAATATGACCGCCTCGGTTGCGGTATCGGGTGGGATTACTGGCTCAAACATCGCGACAAACACGGTAGCAAACTCAAACCTTGCCGTAATGCCGGCTAACACAATCAAGGGCAATAACACCGGATCATCCGCCACACCGATTGATCTTACTGCTGCTCAAGTTAGTGCAATGTTATCAATAAGTGGTGTTCCAAATGTAACCATATATGGTGCCGGAACCTATACATTTACTGTTCCTGCTTCTCGGATAAAAGTTACTTTAACTGCTGGAGGTGGTGGATCAGGAGGAGCTGGACCTGGTAACGGTAGAGTCGGTGGTGGTGGTGGTGGAGGTACTGTTTTTGGATATATTTCAGGATTAACTGTGGGCAGTACAGTAACAGTTGTTGTTGGTGCCGGCGGTGCTGGGGGGAATAATTCGCAGGGAGGAACGGGAGGAACATCATCTTTTGGTTCTTTAATGGGTGCTTACGGCGGTACTGGTGGAGGTTATGCATCCACACAGGCTGGAGGAGGCACAGGTGGTGGAGCTTACATTTCAGACCCAAGCGTATATGGTTTTGGAACTAACGGCTCAAATGGTTTTCCGCAAAGTAATACATATACATATATTGCCTATGGGGGAGCTTCGTATTGGGGTGGAGGGTCTTCTTATATAGGTGCTTCGATATTTCAAGGAGCAATTGGTGGAGGAGGAGCAGCTCAATCTGGTACTAGTCCTGGTGGGTCAGGTAGTGATGGTATAGCAATTATCGAATGGTGAAATAATGCTTCAGAAACAACCGATTGACATCAGCTTTGCAAAAGGACTGGATACAAAGACCGATCCCTGGCGGGTTCAGATTGGAAATTTCCTATCGCTTCAAAACAGCATCTTCACCAAATTGGGACAGCTTCAAAAGCGGAATGGTTTTAACACGCTAACAAATGTCCCAGATTCAACCGCGGGATTTTTGACAACCTATAACGGTGGGCTAACGGCTATCGGTAGCAATTTAAGTTCTTATAGCTCCGCGTCTCAAACTTGGACAACCAAGGGAACTATGACGCCTATGAATTTAGCGTCTAGCTCTATCCTTAGGAATAACCTCAACCAGCAATATGCGGATAGCGCGGTTTCAAGTAACGGTTTGGTATGTACTGTTTACACTGAAAACAATAACGGAACGCTAACCTATAAGTACATCATTTTAGATCAGGCCACTGAGCAAGTTGTAACTCTCCCAACTGCGATTGTAGGAACAGGAACCACAATTTATGCGCCCCGAGTATTCTATCTCGCTCCGTATTTTATTGTTGTATTTGATAGCCTTGTATCTGCGACTAACCATCTCCAGTTTATAGCCATTTCTCAATGGACTCCGAACAGCCCGGTTGCGGCTCAAGACATTTCTACAGTTTACAGCGGCGCCTCAACCGGGACTTTTGACGGTGTGGTTTATAACGGAAACCTATATCTAGCCTATAACGCTACTGGGACAACCATCCAAATTAGTACGGTTTCGAGCGCTTTAAGTGTTTCTAGTGCTACAACTTATTCAGGTAATTCAGCAAAAAACATCAATGTCACGATTGATCTAACGGCATTAGTCATTTGGGTAACTTGGATTGATTCATCCGGAAATGTCAAAACTTTGGCTTTCAATCAGTTAATAAATCCAATTTTGGCCCCAACCCTTATTTTATCAAGTTCGAACGCACTAAATGTAGCTTGTACGGCTCAAAATGGTATTCTGACGGCCTATTATGAAGTTTCCAACAATTACGGATATGATAGCTCTATTCCTACTCATTTCATTGGGACTTCTACTGTCTCCCAAGCTGGTACCGTAACAAACCTTCCAACTTTGGTTCGATCAGTAGGGTTGGCCTCTAAAGCGTTTCTCTATAACGGCGTTTCCTATTTCTTTGCGCTTTATAACAGCACATATCAGCCAACCTATTTCCTAATTAACGGGGCCGGTCAGCCGGTTGCCACTTTTGCTTATCAAAACGGACCATCCGCTTATTATGTTACCGGCCTTCCAACCCCAACGGTGAATGGGGCCAATGTATTTTGTCCATACCTATACAAAGACCTGATCCAAGCGGTTAACAAAAATACTAATGTCCCAGCAGGTACCCAGGTAAATGGGATTTACTCTCAGACCGGGATTTACTTGGTGGGGATTACTTTTGGAACCTCGGCGCTGGTTGCAGCCGAGACGGGTGGAGCGCTTAACATTGCGGGCGGGTTTTTGACTTCTTATGATGGAATTGCTCCGGTTGAACAAAATTTCTTTCTTTACCCGGATAGCGTAGAGGCTACATGGTCAAGCACGGGCGGCTCTATACCTGCACAACCCTCAGGCTATGTGGCTGGCGTCCCATCCTACTATTATCAAGTCACTTATGAATGGATTGATAATCAGGGCAATATTAACCGATCAGGTCCCTCGATCCCGGTCGGGGTTTTAACTTCTGGATCAGGAACTACCGGAAGCGTTACAATTAATGTGCCCACTTTGCGCCTTACCTACAAAACCAGCAATCCGGTCAAGATTGTGGTCTATCGCTGGTCAGTAGCTCAACAGGTTTATTATCAAGTCACTTCGATCACGGCTCCAACTTTAAACAGCATTACTACTGACTATGTGACCGTGACTGATACGCTGACTGATGCTCAAATCCTTGGAAATAACATCCTTTATACAACGGGCGGCGTTTTAGAGAACATTCACCCGCCCGCAACCTCAATCATGGCCCTTTTTAACAATAGGCTTTGGATGGTTGATTCAGAAGATAGAAACCTGCTTTGGTATTCTAAACAAATCATTGAAGCAACCCCGGTTGAAATGAGCGATCTTTTAACCGTGTATGTGGCCCCTACCACATCATCCCAGGCAACGACCGGACCGATTACGGCCCTGTCTGCTATGGATGATAAACTCATCATTTTTAAGAAAAGCGCGATTTATTACATTAACGGAATCGGCCCAGATAATACTGGCGCAAACTCTCAATATAGCGATCCGATTTTCATTACTTCAACTGTTGGCTGCGTTAACCCGGCTAGCATTGTTTTCACGCCTCAAGGCTTAATGTTCCAATCTCAAAAGGGGATTTGGGTATTAGGACGCGATTTGTCCACGAACTACATCGGCGCCCCAGTTGAGGCATACAATAGCTATCAAGTATTATCGTCTATCAATATTCCCGATCAAAACCAGGTTAGGTTTTCGCTCTCAAACGGCGTTACTTTGATGTTCGATTATTTCTTTCAACAGTGGGGAACCTTTACGGGCATTTCGAATGTATCAAGCGCGATTTTTAGCGGGCTACATACTTTCATTAACTCCTACGGGAACATCTTGCAGGAAAGCCCTGGCACTTACCTCGATGGAACAAATCCCGTTCTAATGCAATTCACCACATCCTGGATTAACCTAGCTGGGATTCAGGGGTATCAGAGAGCATATTTCTTTTATTTGATTGGGCAGTATTACACGCCGCATAAACTTAATTTGAGCATTTCTTATGACTACAACGATAGCCCGGAACAGTCAGACCTGATTTCGCCTGATAACTTTTCGAGCGCTTATGGGAATGACAGCCCTTACGGTCAGGGAAGCCCATACGGTGGGAATCCGCAGCTAGAACAGTGGCGGGTATTCCTAGCGCGGCAGCGCTGCCAATCCTTTCAAATTAACTTCCAGGAAGTATATGACGGGTCATATTCTGTCCCTGCTGGGAAGGGTTTAACGCTCTCCGGTCTGAACTTGATTGTTGCCATTAAAAAGGGCTGGCGGCCTATCGCTGCGGCGAATACCGTGGGTTAATGAGTTTATACGGGGATTACTTAAAAGAACGAACGAACGACCAAATTTATGAAACCGAAAAAGGCTTTGCTACCTATCGTTTCATAGATGACAAAACCGTATATATTATCGACATATATGTGAAACCCGAAGACAGAAAGTCGGGCATTGCGAGCAACATATCTGACTATATTGTTGGGCTGGCGAAGATACGCGGATGCACTAAGTTGCTGGGAACTGTCGTTCCCTCAACAAAGGGTTGCACTAATAGCCTAAAAGCGCTCTTGGCTTATGGATTTGAATTAGAGTCTGCAAGTCAGGACATAATCATTTTAAAAAAGGATATTTGAATGGGTGCCTTTGTTAATGCGTTAGGATTAGGCGGCGGTACAGCCGGAACTGGTTTCAATGTGCCTGGGGCACCTTATTCGGGCGCTCAACAGCAGGGCGACTACAACCAGGCACAACAAGCCTATCAACAGCAACAAGCCCTTTTGAATGCGTTACAGGGTCAGGGCGGGCTTCAAAAGCAACAAGACATTTATGGGCAGTATGGAAACATTGCCGCGGGCCAAGGACCAAATCCGGCTCAAGCAATGCTTGCTCAAGCTACCGGGCAGAATGTGGCTAACCAAGCGGCGCTTATGGCTGGTCAGCGCGGGGCCGGTGCAAATGTTGGTTTGATGGCTAGGAATGCTGCCAATGTTGGGGCTAATGCTCAACAACAAGCCGCGGGCCAAGCCGCTACCATGCAAGCTAACCAAGCTTTAAGCGCTCTTGGCTCTCAAGCCGGTTTAGCTAACCAAATGGCTGCAAATCAAATTGGAGCTACGACTACAGGGCTCCAAGGTGCGCAATCTCAGGAATCCTTAACCAACCAAGCCAATCAAGCCAACGCAGCTTTGCAAGCTGGCCTTGCTCAACAAGGAATGAGCAATCAAGCCGGATTAGTGGGCGGTATTTTAGGTGGGGTCGGTAAAGCTATTATGGCCGCTGAAGGCGGGGAAATCCCTCATTATGCTGACGGTGGGTCAGTAGGTGGGTCGCATTTTGGCAACTTTATGTCGGGTTTTGCTGGAGATAATCCTACTTATTCTACAGCAGGAGCCCCAATTGCTGCTCCTACTGTAGATTTCGGACCTGATAAACAAAAACAAAAACCGACGACTACTTATGGCGGCACTACTGCCGGCGTGGATTATAATGTTCCTGTATCGGCCCCAGACGCTGGATTCAGTCCGTCTATGGCTCCGAATCAAATGCCTACCGTTATGGCTGCCGCTGAAGGCGGAGAAATTCATAAACATTATATTGATATTGCTAACCGCTTTAAAATGGCTGAAGGCTCAGAAGTCCCGTTTAAGGGCTACAATCCGGAAAAGCATTCGCGCACTGGCGGGCTTAATGATGAATATCGCGAAAAGTACAATAGAGAACACGGGTCACATTTAAAGCGTCCTGTTACCGGACACCCAAAGCCCGGCACCGAAGAAGCCGGAAGAAAGAAATCTTTTTGCGCTAGAATGAAAGGCGTCAAGGGTCCAACATCAGAAGGCGGCAAATTGACACCTAAAGGCGCAGCACTGAAGCGCTGGAACTGTCACGCTCATGGTGGTCAAATTCATGATGACCATGATTCAGAATGCGTCCATTACGCTCATGGTGGAGAGCATAACTTTAAGACTGGCGGCCATGTTCCGGGCACTCCAGAATTCCCAGGCAATGACTACAGAAACGACACTGTAAAAGCTTTGTTGTCGCCTGGTGAAGTGGTGATCCCTAATAAGATCATGCAATCATCTGACCCCGTAAATAACGCGGCTAAGTTTGTCGCTAAAATTATGGCTAAAAAAGGCGTGAAGAGGCTGAAATGAAAAACTTTGGAATGGATTTGAGTAATTTTAAGAAAGTAAAGTCAGACAAGCATTCGACCACTCTTAAACACATTAAACACGGTCACCAAATCGTTTTGGCTCATAAGGCTCTTTCTTCCAAAATGAGACAAGATTTAGATAAAATTCCAATGATGGGCGAAGAGAAGGAAGTTCCTGAATCTCGGCAAATGTTCGCTGAAAAAGGGTTGGTTGAAAGCTCTCAAGATAGCTCAGAACTGCCTAACTTTGATCAAACATCATCCATGGATAACTTTGATCCAAATAAGCTGAGCGCTGGCCCAACTACAGAAGAAATGCTAGACCGTTCATTGTACTTTGCTCAGCATCCAACATGGAATGAATTTTTAGACACTCCAAGAAGAATTTCCGAATCTGGGAATCCGGTCCCTGACCTTGAGAAACTTAAACCCTCTGGCCCTTCTTTTCAGCCCGCACCTGAACCGGTGCAACAAGAAGCATATCGCGAACCAACAACTGAACCCGTAAAACCAACAACCCCAGGAATGACCTATCCTAGTTTTGATGAATATCTGCAACAGCAACAAAGCGCCCTTGAAGGCATGGAAAAAGCTCAAGAACTTGGAGCGGGTGGTCAACAACAATACGCAAAATCATCGGCTGAACAAGAAGCAAACTTTAGACAGCAAAACGCTATTGATCTTTGGAATTACAAGCGCCATATGCAACCGTTTATGGATGAAAACGCTAAGATTCAAAAGGATTTGATGGATCATCCAATCAATGCTCAGCGCTACATGGAAAACATGAGCACAGGCTCACGAATCCTAAACGCCATTGGGTTGATTTTAGGCGGTGCCGGTGCTGGGTTGACTCACGGTCCTAACTACGCGGCTCAATACCTTGATGATCAAATTAAAAACGACATCCAAGCCCAAATTGATAATGTTGGGCGCAAAAAGTCACTGTTTAGCCATAACCTTGAACTATTAAACAATCAAAGAGACGCGTACAACCTAACTAAACTTCAAAGCCTGAACATTCTGCAAAGCCAGCTCAGGCAGGCGGCCGCAAAGGCTCAAGGAACTGCTGGAGCCGGGACTATCCAGTATCTTCAGGCCAAGCTTGAAAAAGACAAATCTGACCTAATGCATAATGCTGCCATTCAAAAAATGCAGCTTGAAATGACAGGAGGGCTTGAGTTGTTGCCTCCTGAAATGAGAGAGCGCGCGGTGATGATGCCCGACGGATCGGGCTATAAACTTGCGATTGATAAGGAAGGCGCTAAGGGACTGCGGGAACAAATTGGAACTATGCAACCGATCTTCTCTCAACTGGATCGACTGGCTCAACTTGGTTCGGCGGCTCTTGTGCCAGGTAGTAAAGCTGCTCAAACCGCGCAAGCAATTAGAGCTCAGCTTATTCCGTTAGTGAATGAAAACTCAGGATTGAAACGATTGTCAGGTGAGGACATTCACAATATTGTTCAAATGTTTAGCGATCCGACCCAATTCGGTCAGCTTATGTCAAGCGGGGCCAGGACTCAGGCATTTAAGCAATTCTTAACTGATAAGCTTATGTCATCCATGAGTAACCAGTTATCCGGTGGGTATAAGCCGCGCGGAATGCCTCAGGCTCAAGCACAGGCAGCCGAGCAACCCGTAAAAGATAAAAACGGGAAGCTGTATATTAGAAGAGGCAACTACATGGTCCCGGTGGGTAAATAAGATGGAAAATGAACAAATCCCCGCTGGTGCTATTCCGGTCAATCAATTCGAGGCCGCTGAGCCTAGCCAATTACAAGCGCAGCCGCAACAAATTCCTGAAGGCGCTATCCCGGTTGATCAGTTTGAAAGCTATGAAAGTCAATTTCAAACGCCCGGTCAAACGGCTATCGGATTGGCTGAAAAGTTCGGTCGAGGATTAGCGGGGCCAGTCATTCCAGCAATCGAACGCGGTTTGGGCGTTTCTCCTGAGGGAATGATGGGGAGAGCCAAGGCGCTTGAGGAAGAGCATCCTTATTTAGCTGGAGCGGCAGAACTGGCGGGATTTGCTGCTCCTTTTGTTGGCTCACTTGGATTGTCGGCAGCGGCAAGGGCTGGCCTTGAGGCTCCTGAGTTGTTTCAAGCGGGAGCCAAGGCGTTAAGTAAATACTCTCAGGCCGGTGTTTTAACTAATGTTGGTGAAAAGGCGGCTGCTCTTGCAGGTCTAGGCGGTGAAGGCGCCGGGCTTGTTAATAAAATCGGCTCTAAGGTTGTGGCTGGGGCGGTGGAAAACGCGCTTTATACGGCTGGCGATATTGGGTCTAATATCATTATGGGACAAAACCCGGATGAGGCCGCTCAATCCGCGATCCCTGCAATGACCCTGTCCGCGGTATTGGGTGGGGCTTTGGGCGGTGCATTTGGCGCCGCTGGAGAAGCGTGGAAAAAGGCTTTCGGGTCCGATACCGGGGGAATCCTTAAAACCATTACAAACAAGCTTGGTGGAAAAGAAACTCAAATCATTTCCGATCCGGTTAAAAACGCCATGGAATTAGTGGGTATTCAACCGAAACCCGAAATTGTTGCGGCCATGGCTGAAGACCCAGCCATTCAGAGAATGGCTAAAGCCTTAGAGCAAAGTGATGCCTCGGGCGGTGGGATTGCATATCAAAACTCCTTAAAAGAATTTCACCAGGCCGCACAAGAGGCGATTGGAAACGCTTTCGGCATGACTCCGGATGAGATTAAAACGCTTCCGGAAATCAGCAAATTCGAGTCCGGCAAGCGAATTGGATCGGTTTTAGCGGATGAATACTCGCTAATGAAAAGCCCCGTGGTTCAAGAGTTTGAAAACATCAAAAGCAAGTACAAGGGCGGTAAGTTTGTAAAAGATGTTTTGATTCCTGGCGACCCAATCATGAACAGGCCGGATGAGTTTATTAAAGGAACGGCCTCACACATTCAGGACCAACTTCATATTTTGGCTCAAAAAGAAGGCTGGCTTGCTGAGGAGGCGCTGCCTGAAATCCGCGATGAAATGAATAGGGTTTTGAACGCTTTGCCTAAAAAACAAACTTTGGGCGATTTGACCTCAATGATTAGTCAGATTGGGGAGAGAACAAAAAGCACTCTACCCTTTGGACAGCAGACCCCGCTTTCTCGGGCTGGATCACTTATAAAGGGGGTTTTAAGAAACGCGGAAGATCATTTAGCTATTCAGCATTTGGGGGCTACTGAAGGCCCGGAGCTCGTTGGAAGGTTTAGGGCGGCTCAAGCTGAATATCGGAGACTATCAGAATTTAGAGAAGCGCTTAATGATCGGTTAGGGGTAAGTGGTTCAACTTCTGGATTTGATAAAGGCGTCAGAACTATGGCGCTGACGGATGGGGAATCCCTGCTTAAAAGAATGTCAGGGACAAATGACGCGCATTTGCTCGAATTTCTTTCTAACAACTTTCCTCGAACTGCTGAGGCAATTAAGCAATATCACCTTTCAAACATTCTTGAACAAAGCGTAAACAAAGCAAAGCCCGGAGAGCTTTTAAACATTGGAAGGCTTCAAACGGCTATTGAAAAGATGTCCCCAGAAATGCGGGCTTTCGCAATTCCTAAACCTTTACAAAACAAGCTCGATGGAATGGCTATTCTTCAAGAACAGCTAAACAAAGTCCCTCATAACTTTTCAAACACAGCTAGGACTTCTGCTGTTTTAAATAAATATGGGGTTGGAACCGCGCTAGGCATGGTTTCGCTTTTAACTGGGCATGGGGTGCTCGGGTCTATTGCCGCGGGTCAGGTAGCTCATACCTTATCTAAAACGGCCCCGGATGCGGTTAGGCTTGG